AAAAATGAATTTCTTCATCTTCATAATACTCATTATCATATCTAAAACTCATCCCAAATTTATTAAGAGTATTATTAAAATAAAACCATAATCCAGTTATTTTAAAATTATCAAAACTAAAATCATTATATTCATTAAAAAATCTATCCGGATTTAATTTGAAATATTCTAATAGTAATGGATAAATTCTGTTTTCTAATAATTGTCTTTGCGTATTTAAATTATCAATCTGATCTAAAATATTTTCCAATTTTTCAAAATCTTTAAATATTGGTATATTATTTTTTTCATTAAATTTAACTATTTTCATATTAAAAATTATATTTTGACGCAGCATCTAAATATTCATATTCCTCTTCTATATCTGGATGCAATATTTTCTCTTTCTTTAATTTATTATATTTTTCCACACTTGGATCTTTCATATATTCCTTTTGAAAAGGATATGATTTGAACCATGCCAAAAGTTTTCCACCTGCACGTTTAGCGTCATTTAATTTATCTATACCTATATTTCTAAATAATTCATTATCAAAGTTATATTTTTTATTTATCATCTTTGAATATTCATCATCATTAAATAACTTCAATTGATTAGGATCATCAAAATTTATTTTTAAATCAATCTTATCTAATATATTATCTATATATTTCTTAAAAACTTTATTTAAATCTGACCAATCAAAATCATAATTTGTTTCATAATGATTCTCTAAATAATTATAATTTATATAATTAGCAACATCAATATTTTCTAAAAATTCCTTAATTGTTTTAACATCTAATTTATTCTTTTCTATATATTCCCCAATTTTTTCAATTGAAAATTCTAAATCTATTTCGAAATTAGTAAAACTTGAAGATGTAATTTTAAAAGGTAATTCATCCAAAGATTCTTTAATATTTTGTTTAACTGCGTTAGTCCATTCTACAGATATCTCATTTGTCAAATTATCTATATCTATTGATTTATCATCTATTTGCACTTCACCTAATACTTCAAATACTGGCCATGTACGTTGGTCATCAATACCAATATCTAAGTATTTTAATAATAATTCTAATTTTTCTAAATTATCTGAATCAAGATATCCATCTATAAAATCTATCTCACTATTATCAGCATTTGATTCATACCCATAATAAGGACTTAACACATTTATACACCATTTTAAAATACCATCTTCTAAATTAAAAAAATTAGTTAAATACTTTTGTTTAAAACTTAACGTGAAATCTAAATACCAATAATTATGTAAAGTTAATAAACAATCTTTTTTATCAAATCCAATTATTTGTACTAATTTTTCTTCATCTTCTTTATTATCATTTAAATCAGTAAATAAAGAATTTTCAAATATGTGAAACTTTTTAATCATAATTATTATATATTAAATTCAAAATCAGTACTTTTTCTCTTACAAATTTTAAAACATAATTTTATTTATATATTAATTTAAACTTATCATTTTTATAAATATAAAAATATTATGAATGAAACACTATTCGGCGATTGCTTAATATTAATGAAAAATATTCCAGACCAATCTATAGATTTAATTTTATGCGATCTTCCATATTCCACAACCAGACTAAACTGGGATAAAGAAATTAATTTAAATGTTCTATGGCAAGAATATATAAGAGTAATAAAAGATAAAGGAGCAATTGTACTTTTTGCTAATCAACCATTCACAAGTAAATTAATAATGAGTGGCTTACAATATTATAAATATTCTTGGATCTGGAAGAAACCTTTTCCTACAGGATTTCTAAATGCTAATTACCGGCCAATGCTCACTTATGAAGAAATTTTAGTATTTTCAAAATCTGGTGCAGGAGCAGGATCTAAAAATAATAATATGGTTTATAATCCTCAAGGTTTAATTGAAATCAACAAAATCAAAAAAAACAAAGCAGGTACAAGAGGTAAACAAATTCACGATACCGTAAATTGTGGACAAAATAATATTCTGAATAGTGATAAAGAATATAAGCAAAGATATACAGGATATCCAACAAATATTTTAGAATTCTATAGAGATCAACCACAATTACATCCCACCCAAAAACCTATAGCATTATTAGAATATTTGATTAAGACATATTCAAACGAAAATAATATTGTATTAGATAATGCAGCAGGCGTTTTTTCAACAGCAATAGCATGCATTAATACCAATAGAAATTATATAATGATGGAAATTAACGAAAAATATTATAATATAGGAAATAATAGAATTAAACAAATAAAAAAATAAATCATATTTTTTATATATAATTTTATGAAATATATAAAATCTATATTAGAATTTGCTAAATTGAGAAATATATTTATAACTAATGATACAGAATTATTAAAAAAATGTAATCCAAAATTTAATAATGACACAAGACGTTTATTTAAAAAAATTTAATAAAAACATCTTCTTAAAATGGAATGATACTAAATATCATAATATGATTGATAGAATAAGTAATAGAACATCATTTTGTTCAATATCAGAATTTAATGATTTTATTATTTTTGCTTTTAATGAATTATTTAACAGTCATTTTGATGAAATAACTAAAACCGGAAGATATGCATTATTTTTTCCATATAACACATTTTATATTATAATTGATATTGATTATGATAATTTATTTTCTAAATATACACAATTTTTTATATCCACTATAACTAATTCTTCACCTAATAATTTGACTGTTATTGAAATAATTGATGAGAATTTTTAATATTTATTTTTTATATTAAAATATTTTTTGTATATTTGTATGTTATAAAATTAAAAATGATGGAAAAAAATATGAACATTAAAGAGAAAGTTAAATTGGTAGCCGAAACAATTGAAGAAAATGATGACAACAACGGATTTAATTATTTTGAAGATTTGATTTCTTTTTATTTCTCTAATGATCCTGATATTTCTATTATAAAAGAAAAATTGAACAATCTTATCTCTTTAATGGCTAAAAAGAAAAACGAAGGTGCTCAGGAATTCGAAAAATTTATTGATTTGGATTTTGAAAATGAAGTCTGGTATATGATTTAAATATATTTAAACTAAATAATATTTTTCATTTATCATTTTTTAATTTTTCTAATAGAAGTTTCTCAATATATTCTGAATAATTCTCAATCCCATTATATTCACAATATTTCTTCCATAATTCATAAACTTCGGGATTTATTGCTATTGATATAGTTTTTCGTTTTTGTTCATCTGGTACTCTTTTTCTTACCATATCTTTTATTTTTATATATTCATTTTATATTATTTAGTTTAACATGTTATTAAACATATAAATTATTGTAAAATTGTTGTTTTTTAACTTATAAATATTTATATATAATAATAAAAATTATGAGACGAAAAATTGAAAAAAAGAAAATTACATTTTCAATAACATTAGATGCTGATTTATTAAATATTATTAATGATACAGTTGCGAATAGATCAAAGTACATACAAAATTGTTTATTAGAAGAAATATGTAAAAATTCGGAAATAAAAGAACAATTAAAAAATAAGAAAATTATATTGTGAAAATAGTAAATTTGAAGCATTTAGAAGATTGTAAATTAATTCATAATAATTATTATGACTACTCGTTATCTATTTATAAAAATGTTTTAGATAAAATTAAAATAATTTGTCCAGAGCATGGTATTTTTGAACAAAGATTATCACATCATAAAAATGGTTCAATATGTCCAGAATGTTTAAGATATAAAAAATCTTTAACTAAAAATGAATTTGTTAATAAAGCAAACGTGATTCATAATTTTAAATATAATTATGAAATAGTCGATTATAAAAATCACATGAAAAAAATTAAAATAATTTGTACAGAACATGGTATTTTTGAACAAACTCCAAATAATCATTTAAAAGGAAAAGGTTGTCCAAAATGTTGTAAGAATCGAATTTATTCAAAAGATGAAATAATTGAAAAAGCTAATAAAAAACACAATTATAAATATGATTATTCTTTATCTGAATTTAAAAATATGAATAATAAAATAAAAATTATTTGTCCTATACATGGCATTTTTAATCAAAACCTATATCAACATTTAAATATCTCAGGTTGTCCAAAATGTAATAAAGTTATTATGAATACTGAACATTTTATAAATTTATCTAACAATTTACATAAAAATAAATATGATTATTCTCATAGTATTTTTGTTAAAATGAGAAATAAAATAAAAATTATTTGTCCTAAACATGGTATATTTTATCAATATCCTTTACATCATATTAATGGTTGCGGATGTCCTAAATGTACCACCAGAAGTAAAGGCGAAGAAATAATAGAAAACTTCTTAATTGAAAATAATATTAAATATGAAACACAAAAAAAATTTAAAGACTGTAAATATAAAAAAACTTTAAGATTTGATTTTTATTTAATAGATTTTAATATGTGTATAGAATATGATGGTGAATTGCATTATAAAGAAGTTGAATATTTTGGTGGTAAGGAAAGACTAAATGATACATTGATAAAGGATAAAATAAAAAACGATTATTGTAATAAAAAAAGTATCAAATTGTTAAGAATTAAATATAATGAAGATCCAATAAATAAAATAAAAACCATATTAAATTTTATTTAAAATTACAAACAAATAAATATCATTTATCTATATTAAAATAAACATTTTTAATGATAGAAATAGATGGTAAAAAAATATACTTTCCATTAAAATATAAACCTAGAGAGCATCAATTATTAGGTTTAAATTTTTTAAAAGAGAATATTTTAAACGGTAAAAGATTCTTACTTTTAAATCTAAGCACAGGAATTGGAAAATCATTTCTCACAATCATGTTTGCTAATTGGTACCGTAATTTCGTTAATAACGAGGGTAGGTTCGATATTCTCACAAACTCAAAAATACTTCAATCACAATATTTAAAAGACTTTGATTTTATAAACAATTACAAAGGAAGATCAAATTATTATTGTTCCAAGTTTGATACCGATTGTGGAAACGGGAAAGAATTATGTAAAATTCTAAAAACACCTTGTGATTCTTGTCCTTATGATATTGCTAAAAATAAATGGTTAACTAGTGATATTGGATTAACAAACTTTCATTTATTTAATACTCTATCACTTTATCAAAAATCATTATTAAAATCTAGAAATGGAAATGTATTAATTATTGATGAGAGCCATGACTTTGAATCAGTTTTTTCCGATTTTTTATCAACAAAAATAAGTGCTAAACTACTTAAGAAATGTGGTTTTACTTTAAAAGAAATTGAAGATTTAGATGATAAATACATATCAAAAATAAAGAATTTAAATAAATATTTAGAATTTTTAGAAAGAAAGTTAATACCATTAGCACAATTAAAAAAGGAAAAGTTTGAAAAGGATATAATGAATGCTTCTCTTAAGAAAAGAGGTGAATTAGGCAATTATGTACAATATATAGAAGGTAAATTATTATCATTTGATCATTTATTTGAATCTTATAAAAAAGATCCAGAAAATATTGTACTTGATGTTGTTATAAATAAGTCAGATAAAATGTATTCTGGTGTTGAATTAGTAACACAACACATATGGGTATATGAATATATTAATGATTATATTTGGAAACATTATGATCACGTTATTTTCATGTCAGCTTCTATATTAGATCAAAAGATGTTTAGTTTTATTAATGGTTTAGATGAAAATTTAACTTCATATTATGAAATACCTACTCCATTTGCAGTTAAAAATAGAAAAATATTTTATCTTAAAGTAGGAAAAATGAATTTTGATAGTAAAGAAGAAACTTTTCAAAAACAAATAATTTGGATTAAAAAAATATTAGAAAAATATAAAAATAGTAAAGGTATTGTGCATACCACAACATATGAAATAACAGAATGGATTAAAAATAATATAATGGATGAAAGACTACTTTTTCATGAAAGTGAGGATAGGAATGATATACTTGAAAAACACTTAACTAGTACTTCTCCGACTGTACTTGTCAGTCCATCAATGATGAGTGGAATAGATTTAAAAGACGATTTGGCTAGATTTCAAATCATTCTTAAAATTCCATATCCAAATATAGCATCTAATAAAATAAAAGCTAGACAGAAATCAAATTCAAGCTGGTATTCTTGGAAAACTTGCATAGATTTATTACAAGCATATGGTAGATCAACAAGGTCAGAAGAAGATTATTCAGATACTTTTATTTTAGATTCAAATTTCTCTGATCTCTTAAAATATAATTCTCATATTTTACCGAAATATTTTACCGAAGCTATAAAAACATTAAAAATATAAAAAATGATAAAGATAAAGAGATAATTATAGGAGAATATCATGAAATTATTTCATATTTAACTAAAAGAGACAGAAAAGAAAAATTAGATTACTTTTCTAAAATTAAATTTTGATGAATATAAAGAAGTAATTCCTTTACATTTTTTATATTCTGTTTATAATTTTCAATCTCGTTAATAGATAGTATGTCTTCCAAAATTTTATATCCTTCTTCTATATACTCATCAGATTTGTCACTAAAATATTTTTTCCAATTTTTAAAAAATGTAAGCGTGTCTTTATTATCATTACATAAAGTTCCACCAAAGTAATTTATAAAATTATTTATTTTTTCAATAATATTTGGAGTAGTAATCAATTTATCATAACTAAATGACTTTAATATTTTGAAAGATTTATACATATAAGATTCATGATATAAATTGTACAATTCATTTTTTGAACATTTGCAATTTTTAAACATCTCCAATGTCATAGTGTTTCTAGCAATTAATTCATGTTCTAACGATAAATATATCAAATTTAAAAAATCTAAAAAATAATTATTATCTTCATTCTTATGTAACTCTGTATAATATAAAGAATTTATAAATGAGTTCATGTCGCTTTCCTCATTAATAGTATAAACATCGTAAATATGCCTTATCTCATGACTTATAACTGAAACCAATTTATCTATGTCTAAATATATATCTTTGATTATTACTGGTATTTCAATTCTATCTTTACCAAGTATTAAATCATTAATATTTATATTTGAGTAGTAAACAATGTTTTTATCCTCATACCTTACTTCAGAAATTACTTTATTAAACTCAATATTTAAGTCTATAATTAAATTACAAAAATTTAATTTGTTCAAATTAATTTCTTTTTTAAAAGAATCTGTTGGATTTCCAATAATTTTTCTAATTTCGTTAAATATATATTTTAAATCATTTGGTATTTCCTTGTTAAATGATTCATATGTTTTAATATATTTATGCCATAATTTTCTATTAAAATTTAACATAATTTATAATCATCTTTTTATTATATATAAAAAAACATCTATCTTAAAAACAAGTAAGAGCAAGTAAATGACTAAGAACAATAGAATAAAAATATAAAAAATTAACAACAATTGAATTTTTCAAACTATTAATTTGTTTATTTAAAAATTTTTTATTATATTTGTATTGGATTAAAAATTGTAAATATATGAACTCAGTAGAATTAAGAACTAAAATTGAAACTACCTTATCTGAACTTCATTCGGATATTGAAAAGTTTGTTCGTGAGAATGCCAAATTTAAGATTGGTGACATTATTCAGATCCAATATCCAGGTGAAAATGGTTATTTTGTTATTACACAAGTAGGATATCAGAAAACTCATGACATTATTTATTACGGACATAAAATGATTAAATCTTCAGGTGAAGTTTCATTTCAATCAATGTGGTCTAATATAGGTGTTCCTGAACGTAATATATCAAAAGCCATTTTGAAAGTTGGTAAAAATGAAATTTCAAGAATTGAAGATTATAAATATTTTACACAGGAAATTAAAATTAATCTTTGAATTTTAAACTTCTTCAAAAAATTTTAGATGTTTTAAATAATATAAAGATTCAAATTGAAATTCTTTATTCATATTATTTATCTTATCTTTAACATTCTCTATTTGATTTAATACAATTTGAATATCAGATTGTTTAGCACCTTCTTTTCTTAATCAACTTGACATCTTCAAGTAATACATTTAAAATGTTGAAAAATGGATAATACCACAAAAAATTATAACAAATCTTTCAAGAATAAAGTTTTTATAGATTATATTTTTTTGTTGATACATATATGTTAAAATCATCATAGTGTGGTAGTTGTGGATTATCTAATATAAAATTTGTTATTTCTTCTTCTATTTTTTCATCAGAAATATAGTCAATAAAAATTTCTTTGTCATTATCTTGAATTAATAGATTGGCACCCGATTTTATTAATTCTTGCATAATTTTAATATTTTCCCAATATGCAGCTAACATTAGTGCTGTTTCTCCACCATTAGTTTGTTGATCTACATTTGCGCCATATTTAATTAGCAATCTTATTGTTTCTAATTCATGATCTCTTACTGCTTTTTTTAATGGTGTAAATGTGGTTATAGATCCATCAGACCAAGTTTCCCATGTTTTATTAACATCAAACTCTCCACTTTTTATTAAATTTTCTAATTCATCAAGTTCGGAAGATCTTACTAAATATTTTGATGCAAGTTCTGGAACTTTATTAAATGCTTCATTTTTATCATCACCTTTCCATAAAATTTCTAACTCGTAAACCTGATTTATATATCCATTATCATCATCTATTTTCCAAAATGTTCCATATACATTACTGGTATAAAAGCCTTCCCTATAAAATTTATGATTATTATTATCATAATAAAAATTAATAGCTTGTGAGGATTTTATTTCTTCATTTGTGTATGTATATTCCATTGCTCTAAATGCAATTATTATATCTAATTTTCTAGTTTTTTTAAAAATTTTATTTTTAACTTTAAGTAATTCTAATAAATAAATACTTTTTCCTGTGGTTTGTCCTGTTTCCAACGGTTCCCAAGGATTACCCATTAAAACAATATAATATTTAGTATAAGAATTGGCTATATAATTTTCAAATAATTTTATATGTTTCATATTTATATTTTTCATATATATATAAATAATAAAAAACTAATTTAAAAATAGAAAGCATTTGGAAGGTATTTGAAGGCTTTTATCTATAACAAAATCAATATCATAAGTTTTTATTAAACCTTCATTCAATTTATTAATATATTCTGTAAAATTTATCATAATTTATATATTATATATATGAATCTTGGTTTAAATTAAAAAGAATTAAAAAATGACTAAAAAAACAATAGAGGATAGATTTAAAAAATTAACACCAATCGAACATATTTTAAAACGTCCAGGTATGTATATTGGAAATGTATATACTGAACCAACTAAAATGTTTGTTTTTGAAGATATTAATGAAATTAAAGGTAATAAATTTATTAATAAAATAGTTGATTATAACGCTGGATTCATAAAGTTATATGATGAAATTTTAACAAACGCATCAGATCACTATATCCGAACAGGAAAAGTAACCTATATAAAAATAAATGTTGATAAAGAGCATATCATTATAGAAAATGATGGTCCTGGAATTCCTATAGAAATGCACAAAGAACATAAAATTTATATACCGGAACTCGCTCTAGGAAATATTCACTCAGGGGAAAATTTTAATGATTCAGAAAAAAGATTGGTAGGTGGATTGCACGGACTTGGAGCTTCACTAAGTAATATATTTTCCACTAAATTTATAATTGAAACAGCTGATGGAAAAAATAAATACATACAAACTTTTACTGATAATATGTCCAAAAAAAGCAAACCAACAATTACAAAATCAAATAAAAATTATACAAAAATTACATATTATCCTGATTTTGAAAAATTTGGATTATCAGAAATTTCAGATGAAATACAATCTATTTTCTTAAAACGAGCTATGGATATTGCTGCATATAGTCCTTCAATTAAAGTTTATTATAACAGCACTTTAATACCAATCAAATCTTTTAAAGACTATATGAAAATGTTTATTAATGATGATGAAGAATTGTTTTATGAAAAGATAAATGATAATTGGGAGATTGGTATTGCAAGATCATCAGATGATATTTTTCAACAAATTTCAATGGTTAATGGTATTTCTACTCATATAGGTGGTACACATGTAAATTATATTATAAATCAAATAGTTAAACTTTTTGGTGAGAAAATTGAAAAATCTAACAAAAATACAAGTATTAAGCAATCAATGATTAAAAATCATTTATTTTTATTTTTAAATTGTAAAATACCAAATCCATCTTTTGAAACCCAAACTAAAGAGAATTTAACAACAAAAATGACTTCTGAAATTATTAAAGATGCTGAAGTATCTGAAAATTTTATAAAGAAGTTAATGTCATCAGAAATAAAAAATGATATTGTTAATTTTGCTTCTTTAAAAGAATTTCAAGATGCTAAGAAATCAACACAAAATGGACAAAAGGTTAAAATAAGAATTGCTAAACTCGATGATGCTAATAAAGCTGGTAAATCACCAGATAATATGAAATGTGGATTATTTTTAGCTGAAGGTGATTCTGCATCCGCCACCGTTAAAAGAGGATTGTCTGTTATTGGTAAAGATTATTATGGAGTTTTTCCATTAAAAGGAAAACCATTAAATGTTAGAGATATAACTTTACAAAAAACAAGAGAAAATGAGGAAATAACTAGTATAATTTCTGCACTAGGTCTTGAATTTGGTAAAAAATACACAACAACACGAACATTAAGATATGGTAAAGTTATAATAATGACAGATAGTGACAATGATGGTTCACATATAAAAGGATTAATAATGAATCTGTTTGATACATATTGGCCAGAATTACTTCAAATAGAATTCTTATTTGAATTCATCACTCCCATTGTCAAAATTAAAAAAGGAAACCAAATAAAATATTTTTATAGATCATTAGAATATAAAAAATGGTTGGATAAAAATGAAAATGGTTGGTTTTCAAAATTTTATAAAGGATTGGGTACAATCGAACCACATGAATCTAAATTGTTTTTTAATGACCTAAATAAGCATTTGATTAAATTTAATTCCTCTGATATTCAAAAAGAAAGAGATTTAATTGATCTGGTATTTAATAAAAAAAGAGTTGAAAATAGAAAAGAATGGTTATTATCATATAAACCTGGTATTGAATTAGATAAATTTAAAATTAAACAAACATACGATTCTTTCTTCAATAATGAATTTATTGAATTTAGTATGTCTGATAACATCAGATCAATTCCTTCAATTATGGATGGATTTAAACCATCTCAAAGAAAAATCATTTATACTCTATTTAAAAGAAATTTTAAAGATGAGGTTAAAGTTGAGCTATTAATGGGTTCTATCTTAGAGCAAGCAGCATATCATCATGGTCCACAATCATTAGAAGGTTCAATAATTGGAATGGCGCAAAATTTTGTTGGCTCTAATAATATTAATTTATTAGAACCAAACGGGGAATTTGGAACTAGACTTAAAGGTGGTAAAGACGCATCCGCAAGTAGATATATCTTTACAAAATTAGCATCCTTAACCAGAGATATTTTCAAACAACAAGATGATGAAATATTAGAATATTTAATTGATGATGGATATCATGTTGAACCTAAATATTATACACCAATTATACCAATGGTATTAGTAAATGGTTCCGATGGTATTGGTACTGGATGGTCGTCATATATACCACAATTTAATCCAACCGAAATAATAACGTATATAGAAAATAAACTCAAAGTTAAAAAAACTTCATTATTAAAACCTTGGTATAAAGGTTTTAAAGGTGAAATTATAGAAGATAAAGATAACAATAGATATATATCAAGAGGTATTTTTAAATTTCTACCTAACAATAAATTAAATATTTTAGAATTACCAATAATGACTTGGAATGAAAAATATTATGAATTTTTAGATAAATTGCTTGAGGAAAAATATATTAAAGATTACGATAAATATTGTACAGATGAAAATGTAAATATAATTATAACATTACCAGAAGAAATATTCAATACTTTAACCGATGATATTATAATTAAGAAATTTAATTTAGAGTCTTATATTAGTATGAGTAATATGAATCTTTTTGACGAAAATGGAAAAATATATTCATATAAAGATCAATATGAAATAATAGATAAGTTTATTGAATTAAGAATAAAATACTATGAGTTAAGGAAGCAAAACATACTTAATAAATTTGAAGAAGAAAAAAAATATTTAGTAAATAAAATGAAATTTATTAATTGTGTGCTGAAAAAAGAAATAGTTTTTGAAAATAAAACAAAAGATATTATTATCAAACAAATAGAATCGAAAAGTATTGAAATGTATAAAGATAGTTATGATTATTTAATTAATATTTCTCTAATAAGTTTATCAAAAGAAAAATTAGAAGAATTAAAAAATTCATATGATAAGATAAAATTACAAATTGAAAAAGTCATGGAAAAATCAGAAACAGAAATGTGGTTGATGGAGTTAGAAGACCTAAAAAAGAAATTAAAAACCAAAGAAGTCACTAATTAACTGAAAAAATCACCTTTATTTGCAACTTTCCAGGTATAAATCAATTCCAGACTCTAACTGAAAAAATCACCTTTTTAACTTATGTATTCCAAATAAAATCCCCGAAAACAATATCAAAGAGCCTATAAACCAAAGTATCGTACTCGCAGTTCCGTTTATAAAAAAATTTACGTGCGCAAGGCTACCGAGTATATTTGCTGCCATTAGGCTAAAATATGTATTTGCACCAATTTTTCTTACTTTTTTATAAACTGGCTTCCCAAAGTATTTAATGTAAATCCAAAATGGGAATACTCCTGCACCATATAGGCTCTTACGTCCTCCGTAAATAGGGTTGTATAAAAAACGCCCTATAACACTGCATAAAACCAATAAAGGTTTCAGTGAGTTGCGAAGGTTCATAATTCTATTTAAAGTTTTCATATCTTGATAATTAAGTGTTTCAAATTCCTTTACTTTTATTTTTGAAATTGTAGCCATTTTGAAGAAGATCCTTCTCAAAGATAGCGCTCAATCACTTTTACAAATATAAGAAACATTCTTCAAAAAAAATTATTTCTTATAAAAATCGCCTTTTTCTTCCTTATAAATTTTCAATATTTAACAATTCTTTATCAATACAAAAATAATAAAATTAATTTAAACAAAAAAAATTTATTTATATTTCTTTAATTCTTCAGTTGTAATAATTTTAGAACTAATATTTTTACCAAATACATTATAAAAATAAACACAATAAAACTGTGTAGTATCAGTAATGCTATATAAATCTGCAATTTGTGTATATTCACGAGTTATTTCTTCAGGCTCTGAAATAGTTTTTATTTTGATAACCTTGTTATAATCATCAAAACTATATTCAATTTCAGTTTTGCTAACATCTGAATTATATGGAATACCATTAATAGTATAAAATACTATAAAACAAATAAAAATTATATAGAATAACGTTAAGATAATACCAACGTTTCTATATTTTATTTTCTTTTTATCTTTTATTATTTTTATAAAAAGAATAATGCTGAATGCTAAAAATAATAAAAACACCGCAGATATAACAAGTATCATAAGTATTAAAGTTTCCATAATATTTTATTTTATTTTTGTTTATAATTTTTTACATAACTTTTATTTACAAGTCGTTATGTTTAAACTTGTTCAAAAATACCACGAAAACTTTATGGCATTGTATCCTCCTTTCTTATTTTTTGTAAATCCATTCATAATATCCTTCTCGTTTATTATTATCAACCTTTTCCCACAAACCGGAAAATAAAACAGGTTGTGTCATATGTACATTACTACTATCTTCCTTTTTATTTTCATCAATAACAATCCATCCATAGTATGTATATCTCTTTTTATCATTCTCAACTTCTTTATTCTGAAACCATTTCCAACCTTTTTCAGCGTTCTCTATCATTTCTTTTAAAGAGTTATTATAAAGTCGTTCATTAATTTCTTTTATTTGATCAAACTCTTCTTTAGCAGTGTTTAATATTCCATTAATCACTTGCTGATTATGCTCATCATTAAGATAACCTAACTTAAATCTGAATTTTTCTTTAATATCTTCCCACTTAACATTTAAATTAAACCTAGATTCAACATATAAAGCAATATCCATACAATCAATAATAACTTTACTTCCTTCTGTTGTTGTAACATAATTACCATCATCATCTATATAAGAAAATGATCCATCCCAATATCCTGGTTCTGAATGTACTCCATATGGAATACCAATTTCTGGTATGTAAACATTAGATTCACCCGATGGATCTTCTTCTTGTAATTTTTTTATTAAATCTTTAGTTTTCATATTCTTTTAACCTTTCTAACTCTTCCATTTTATTTTTTATAATATTATTCACATTATCAATATATAAATCATAGCCACTCCAAACTCCATAACAATTAGAATCATATTGGGTTTCTGTGAAAAAATTCCAACCATTTTTAAAATTTTCTAAAGTTAGTGGTTCATATTTTAAATATGGATATAACCAAGATAAATCTTCTTTAGTTTCATCATTCATCTCCTCGATATAAATTAATTTACAACTTTGAACATCATTATAATCAAGTCCATAATCATATTCATCAACAGATTTAATTTTATATTTGCTTTCTAAAAATTTCTTTTTATTTAAATTTTCTTCGTGTGATAATGCTTCTTTCTCAGTATTAAATTTTCTACCATCCTCAGTTTGAAACTTTTCTACTTTATGCTCCACATAACTAGGAATTTTTACTACATCTTCAACTTTTTTCATGTCTATTTAAATTTTTTAATTTTAATTCTCTAACAACTTTTAAAGATTCTTTTAATAATCGATCTTCAGCTCTTTTAATTTTTTATAAATTAAATTCTTATCAACCTGATTAAGCATAATCTTCCTCTATTCTTTTATTTATTTGTTCTAATTTTTGTTTCCTTTTTATATCAATTAATTTAAATATATTTTCATTTTCATCATATTGAAGTTTATATACATAATTACCAGTTTTAAGTAAATGATCTTCAATATCATTATCTATTAAATTATGAATTTTAGCTTCTTTTTTTGTCTTACTTAAAGACCAAAATGTATCACACTTATAAAAAATTTCACCATTTGATCTTTCAATTTTAACAATAATATCAGACATAACATACCTCCATTTCTTTAAAATTTTTATATTCCTTTAACATTAATGGTAAATGAGATATTAACCTTCTAATTTTATCAGAAGGCTCAATAGCAATTGCTGTAATCTGATTCTCTAAATCAGGTTCCCGAAAAATAGAATATTTGATATTGAATTTTTGCAATTTGTAGATAAGGTGTTAAAGTTGTTCTTCATTCTCTACTGATAATTGAACTAAATAAGATCTTTGAACCAATTTAAAGAAATTTCTGGATACTCAAAGATAAATTGTACTAAAGCATGCGAAGATTGCACAGATTGTGCACCCGGGCTTAAATCCCGTCTTGTTACCGTTATTAATTTAATCTACTTCATATTTCTTATATATTAAAAAATTATTTTTGTTTATTTTAATTCTTTATAATTTTTAATCCAAGATTTATATTCCTTGTAATAAAGATAACTTTGATACTCTGAAAACTTCAGCTCTTTATTTGTTCTAACTCTTATATCAATCTGAAAAATCCAAGAAAAAAAATCAGGTAAATTATTTTTAAAAAATTCTTCAATATAAGCGTTTGCACCATCTTCACTCTGAATTTGGTCATTTTTATAAATAAAATAATGTCCTAATTCATGTATCATTACAAAAACATTATATTTCTCAGTTAATTCAATTCTAGGATATTTAAGATTATCAGATATTTCAAGTTTTTTATTCTTAAATTCATCTAAAATAGAGAAATATTGGTTCATCAATTCTTGATTATCTTTTTCTAAATATTTAAATATACCAACAGCCTTTTGGTTTTCATCTAATTCATCTTTGTTTAAATCATCAAATTTAACAAATCTAACAAATAAATCCTCTTTTTCTGCAACCTGCATTGCAATTTTTTCAATATACTCTAAAAAATTAGAGTTCTTATCTAAATACAAATATTTATATCTATAAAGAACAAAAGGACTAGTTAATGAAAATTTTAAAAAATCTAAGAATTTTTTCATGTGATTTATAAAAAAGTCATACATTCTTTTTTATTTCGATACACTTGATCCACCACCAAACAAAATACCAGAACCAAGTACAAAACCAAAATCATACCATCCACCAGTATTATTGACAGCATATATAGCGATATTATCACTAAATAAACTACCAATGAAGGAAAATGGAGCAATAAGACCGTGCCATAATCCACCCAAAAAACCATATGGTTCAACAGTCACACAAGACTGAATGTTGGTAACATCAGCACAAGAAGTAAAGAGAACTACCATCAATACTACATATAAAAAAATTGACAAATAACGAAACTTTTTCATAACATTAAATTTTAATGAATACAAATATAAAAATATTTTATCAAATAAAAAAGTTAAATTCTTCATATTTTTTATCAAGAATCATCAAATAATTATATTTCTTCCTGGTATATTCCTCTTTTGCTAAGCATAATTCTTTATTCAGCTCATACCAATATGTAGATTTAATTTCTACAACTAAATTAAAATCTGGTAAATAATAATCCGAATGATATACCTTCTTTTCGCCATTATAATAATATTCTATTGATAAACCATTCTCTATTCTAACTTTGTCTTTAAATTTTAATATGAAATCTTTTTCATAACCACCTTGACATGATAATCCATCAATATATTCAATTCTATAGCCCACATTAAATCTTTTATATAAATGCTCTCTATTTTGTGTAGGATATTTAAAACCATAATTTTTTATAGATGTTGAATACATTTTTTCTTTTATTTCTTCTGATTGAGAAGGATATTTTACTCCATACTTCTTAATATTAGTTTTAACTAACTTATCTTTAAATATTTCGGATTGAAAAGGGTTTTTAACACCATATTTTTCTAAATTAGTCTTTTCAGTTTTTTCTTTTATCTCTTTATTTTGTTGCGGATTTTTCACGCCATATTTTTCTAAATTAGTTTCTTTAATTTTATCTTTAATATCATTAAGTTGAAAAACATTATTAAAACCATATTTTTCCTGTATAGCAATTTGTCTAGATTTATTAATACATTCCTTATTATTGCAATAATAATCTTTAGTATTATTTTTTGTTAGTTTATTAAATAATTGATATTTAATTTTTTTAATATTACCGCAATTATCACATTTAACTTCTACTAATTTATGACTATTTATAGATAAGTTTTCTATAGTCACAATATCATTATATACTTTAACTTCCTTTGTTATTAACATAAACTTTATTATTTTTTTTTATATATTATATATATTAAAAATTGTTGATCCAACGTCATCAATATCAACAATTTTTTAAAAATAATGAAAATAAATGGATAAAATCAAGGTTTTAATTCTTAATTCCGATACAGATGGTGTCGGCTATTGGCGTCTTCTTTCTCCCTATTCCTCATTCAACCACCCCGATATAGAAATAAATATGAGGTTATTTATGGATATGACATTACCTTTAGGTGATGAGAATTTTTTATCACAATATAATATAATTGTATTTAATAAAGGCATTCCTTTTTCTAAACCAGAATATAAGGAGGAATTTTTCAATATATTAAAAAAACATAATATAAAAATAGTATTTGACATAGATGATTATTGGGTTCTCACAAATTCACATCCTAATTATAAAATGTGGAAAATGCAAAACGCACAATCAATGGTTGAAAATCAACTTAGGGAAGTAGATGCAGTCACAACTACTACAGAATTTTTAGCTGAAAAAATCAGACCTTTTAATTCTAATGTGGAAATTATACCTAACTCTGTAAATTTAAAAGAACAGCAATGGGTTTCAAATAAAAAATCTTCAGACAAAATAAGATTTTTATGGGGAGGTGGTATAACACATTTGGTTGATTTAAGGTTATTGAAACCATCTTTTGAAAATTTAGAAAAAACATTTCTTGATAAAGCACAAATGTATTTATGTGGATATGATTTAAGAATGAATACCCCGCAAGGGATGAAAAAAGATGATCCTAGAAGAAGCACTTGGAGTTTTTTCGAATCTATTTTTAATAATAATGGTAAATGGACAAGAAATAATGCAGATTATAGTAATTGGTTAAGAACCGCTGATGATAATGGTAGAGATAACTATGGATTTAAAGAAGAATATAAAGATGAATTTTACCAACGTAGATGGACAAAACCGATATTATTATATGGTACTATGTATAATGAAGCGGATGTAGTATTAGCTCCACTTAAAAATAATAACATCTTTAACCAAGTTAAATCACAACTTAAGGTTGTTGAAGCTGGTTCGCATCATTGTCCAATTATATGTAGCAAATATGGTCCATATACTATTGATGATATTGAAGGTGAAAAAGATGGTAAACAAAAAGGATTTTATGTTGATGAAAACGAATCAAACTCATCTAAAAAATGGTATGAAATTATGAAATGGTATGTTGAAAATCCAGATAAAATTAAAGAACATGGAGAAAATTTATTTGAATATGTTAGAGATAATTATGAAATAAGTATAGCAAATCAAAAAAGAGCAGAGCTATTTAAAAAATTAATTAATTCTTGATCTAGTTTTTCTTCTATATTTTCTTTATAGTTAATTCTGATTAAATGAATGTTGTTATTCTGGCAATATTCATTTTTTATTTTATCTAATTTTTGGCGATTAATTAATTCTTTTAATCCTCCAAAATATTTTACTGGTTCAAAATGCTGAATTCCATCATATTCTATACATATATTATAATCTGGTAGATAAAAATCAAAAGATAAATTCAAAACATTTTTACAACTTTCAAATTTTTTTTGTTTTTCGAGTAAAATATTATTATTTGTTAAATAAGATTCAATTTTATTTTCACCAGTGCTTTTAATGCAATTTGGACAACCTCTACCTCTTAAATGGCTTTCAGCTTTTTGTAGAAAATCACCATGTTCTTTACAAGTTATAATTAATTTACTTCTTGAATTTTTATAAATAGTTTTTGAATAATTATACATATTATTATGAACTTTATTTGCTTTTATTATGAATTCTTCAGTTGAAATTTTATTATTTTTTATAAAACCTAAGCTACATAAGCTACACGAAACACCATTTAAATGATCTGATGGTCTTACTGAAAAAATTCCATGTTTTTCACAAATAATATCAACTTTAGTGTATGCATTTTTATAACTAACTAATGAATAATTATATTTATCGCCATGAATTTTTTTACATTTCTGTACAAATTCATCTGTAGTGTATTGCTTATTAGGTTTACATTCTGGACAACCTTGTTTAAAATAATAATGACAATAAGCTGTTTGTTCAAAAATACCATGAATTGGACATCTTATTTTAACTTTGCTTTTATTATTTTTGTAAATAGTTAATGAATAATCATATTTATCTCCGTGTATTAATTTTGATTTTTCGATAAATATTTCGGTATTAAATTTCATAAAAACAAAATAATTTTTCTTATCTATATATAAAAAATTATCAATTATGTTAAAAAATAATCTTACACATTAATAATAAAGGGGATTTAAAATAAACATTGACTGGACGTACTCATTTTTTTCAAAAATTGTAACTTTAAATGAATAAGCAAATCATCAAATGGAGTGGATCTAAAAGATCACAAGCAAAAATAATTTGTGATAAAATACCAAATAAATTTTTTAACACTTATAATGAACCCTTTTGTGGTTCTGCTTCTGTTTTAATTGAATTATTAAATAGAGAAGAAAAAAACAATTTTGGTTCATTTAAGTGTTCAGATATAAATAAAGACTTAATAAATTTATGGAATTATATAATAAAAGAGCCTCAAAAATTGATAGATGGTTATAGTAAACATTGGAAAGAATTTAATTTATCAAATGAACAACACAGAAAAAATTATTTTGAATTAATTAGAAAAAAATATAACGTAGAACATGATCCTATTGATTTTATGTTTATTATGAGAACTACAACAAATGGGATGCCAAGATATAATAATAAAGGTGAATTTAATAATTCGTGTCATTTTAGTAGACCTGGTATTAATATTAAATCTTTTAATAATATTGTATTAAATGCATCTGAATTATTAAATAATAACAACGTTACTTTTGAACATTGTTCTTTTGAAAATTATAAAAATTTATCAAAAGATGATTTTTTTTGTTTAGATCCACCTTATAATTCTACTAAAAGTATGTATTATGGAAATTTTAACAATCAATTATTTTTTGAATGGATAAATAACAATAATTTCACATATATTTTATCTTATGATGGTAAGATTGAAAATGGTAAAAATTATACAGTAGATATACCTATAAATTATAAAAACCACGAATATATTGTATCTGGTAATTCTTCATTTAGAAGGGTTATAGGTAAAAGTAAAAATTCTATAGTTTCTGAGTCAATCTATATGAATTTTTAATTTGTATATAATACTAAAAACTAAAAATGAAAAATTTAACAGCATTTGAGAATTTTACAGACAGAAATGGTAATTTGAAATTTAAATTAAGAAAAATAAATAATGAATAAAGCAGATTTTTATTATAAAGAAAATTTAAAAAAAATTTTAAATGAAGGTTGTTGGGATAAAAATCCAAGACCAAAATATAAAGATGAAACACCAGCGCATACAAAATTTATAACACAAGTATTTGAAGAATATGATATAAATAAAGGGGAATTTCCTATACCAACATTAAGAAATACTGCAATAAAAACTGGTATTAAAGAAATAATGTGGATTTATCAAAAGCAAACTAGTTCTTTAGATATTGCACATCAAATGGGTATAAATTGGTGGGATGAATGGGATATTGGAAATTTAAATATTGGGCAAAGGTATGGTGCAACTATAAAAAAATATAATTTAATGAATAATTTATTAAATGGACTAGAAAAAGAGCCATTTAGTAGAAGACATATAATAAATATGTATCAATATGATGATTTTAATGAAACTTCTGGATTATATCCTTGTGCATATGAAACTATTTGGTCTGTTAGAGAAAATAATAATAATTTAATTTTAGATTTAACTTTAATACAAAGGTCAAATGATTATATCATGGCTGGTTATATCAATAAAATTCAATACGTTGTACTTCAAATGATGGTTTGTGGTCATTTAGGATATAAACCAGGTAAATTTTGTCATTTTGTTGAAAATTTACATATTTATGATAGACATTTTGATGCATTAGAAGAAATTTTAAATAAAAATTCATTAAATATTCAACCTATAATTATATTAAAAGAAAATAAAAATTTTTACGATTATAATATTAACGATTTTGAAATTATAGGCATTGAAAATATTCCAAAAATAAATTCTACATTAGAATTGGCTATTTAATATAAATATCAAACTTATTTTTTTGGTTTATAAATTAATGTTTACGACCGTTATATACAATTTTTAAATTCTATTGCAAACTTTTCGTTTCGTATTTTAGCAAATGTATAGAAGCTGTTTTTTTTATACCAATTTGCATCAGCTTCTAAATATTCTTCAAATGTTTTATAATTAACACCAAATAGATATTCAAAACCATATTTTATTTTTTTATCTTTATAATCATATGATGTTATACCTGTTGTCACCCAAATTTCATATTTCCCATCTTTTTTAAAGTTTTGATCAATGAATGTAACTTAATTTATATAAATTGTTTATACATATTCGTTAGCGGTAATTATGGAAGCCAATGACCGTAGCTCCAATATCCAACTAACTTATTACATTTTTTACAAAATCTATCTTTTTCAACTTCAAGATAATCAATTTTATCAGTTGTTTTA